CTTCCGATCTTGCAATATGTCAATGGATCTGCATGGCGACAACATGTAAAAAAGGAATTGACTCCTTTGAACATTATGTGTTTTGATCCTTATGATAAACCCTTTGTCAAAGATGTTGAAGAAGGGGACGACGTTAGAGCAAAATTGAATGAGTCCATGCAAAACGGAGATTATGACAGTGTTCAAAAACATATGCGCCAAATTCGCATTTTTGATTTGAATTTGGTTGATCGATCTGATTTTGTTATTGCTCATATAGTTCCTAATATAGCTAGTTGGGGCAGTGCAGAAGAATTAGTGACGGCAGTAAGAATGAAGAAGCCTACCTTTATTAGTATTGAAGGTGGGAAAAGTAAATGCCCTTTATGGATTCTTGGTATGTTTCCACATAAGTACATTTATAATAATGTAGACGAATCAATTGCAATGATAAAAAGAATAGATAGTGGTGAAAAACAAATTGATTATGAGCGTTGGCGTTTAGTAAAGCCAGAATATCGATAATATAATTAGCTATAAGTGGTTGATAACACTATTTATAGCTAATTGTTTATAATGAAGGATACATCTAAATTTGAATTATTGCCAAATTTTATTTCTAATAATAATAGAAAAAAATCGGTCCTATATATAGGGGAAAAAGGTACCAGTGGATATGCATCTGCGGCAAAAGGGCATGTTTATTCATTAATAAAAAATAAAATTACCGTTCAATATTTAGAATTTGAAACAAATAATAGTTGTAAAGATCTACCCCCAGAATCATTTTTAATTCCTTCAAAAAAAATAATATTATCAAATCCAACTGATATTATTATACATTCGATTCCCACAGGATGGGATCAATTATTAAGTGGTTCAAAAGCCAATTATAGTAATAATAATACTACTATAATTGGCCGTACTGTTTGGGAATTCAATAAACTTCCGTCTGAGTGGGTAAATGCTATTAATAATAGTAAAATTAATATTGTTAGCGTTCCAACAGAATTAAATAAACAAATATTTATTGATAATGGAGTAACAAAACCAATTGTTGTAGATTCACATATTTTTATAGATTGTGAATATCAATTATGTTCATTAAATAATTTATTTGCAAAATCAATATTATTTTCAAAAAAAGAATTAAATGGAAAACATTTAGAGCCATTATATAAATTTTATTGTATTTCACAGTTTATTAACCGTAAAGGAATTGAAGATGCAATTGAAGCATTTTGCAAAGCATTTACTTCAAATGATAAAGTTTTATTTTTATTAAAAGGATTTAGAAAAAATTATTCTATTGAAGAACAAATAGAAGTTACTAAATTTCTACAAACTATATCAGATAGATATGATCACGCCCCTATTTTATATATTAAAGAACCTTTAACGTTTGATGAAATTCAAAGTTTACATCATCACGGCGATTGTTATTTGAGTTTAACAAAAGCTGAAGGATTTGGATTAGGAATTTTTGACGCATTTAATTATAAAAAGGATATTATTGTCACTGGATATGGTGGACACACTGAATTTTTGCCGGTGGGATTTGAAGGGTATGTTAATTATAAATTAATTCCAGTACATGATATATCAACTGATGTTCATGTTGATAAAGATTGTGTATGGGCACATCCAGATATTGAACATGCGTCTACTTTGTTAAAACAAAATTATAAGTTAAATTACAAAGATGATTTGTATTATTTAAATAAATACAAAAAAGTTAGCGATGGAAATGTTAGTAATTTAACTATTAATTATGTTGGCGATTATGGAGAAATGATGATTTCTCCGATCAACAATAATAATACGGGTAAAATTAATTTAATCAATCAAACTTCTTTTTATTCACATCGATCTGGGTGGAATTATGTAATTAATAATTTATTGGATCTACATAATCCAGAAGGTGTAATTTTTGATGGATTTTTAGAAAATGCATTTTGTTGGAGAAAATCTTATTGTTTAACTGAACAAATTATACCTTATAAACAACCATGGGTTGGATTTTTACATAATCCTCCAAATATGCCCATGTGGTTTTCTGATAATAATGCAAATCCTCAATTAATGATTAACGATAAGCCTTTTAAAGACAGTTTAAAATACTGTAGAGGTTTGTTTGTATTGTCTAATTATTATAAGAGATTTTTACAATATTATTTGCCAAATTTACCAATAGATGTGTTATATCATCCAACTGAAATACCACAAAATCAATTTAACTTTAATAAATTTTATAACAATAAAGAAAAGAAAATTGTTAATATTGGATGGTGGCTTCGTAAATTAAATTCTATATTTTTATTACACGCACCTAATTACACAAAAATACGATTATTACCAAATAACAAATGTAAAGAAACTGTTTTACGTTTAACAAAATTTGAAAAGTCTTTATTTAATATTAAATTAAATGATAATCAAGAAAATTCGGTAACTTATGTAGATCATTTGGAGAATACTCAATATGACGAGCTTCTGTCTCAAAATATTGTATTTATCGATTTATATGATACTAGTGCCAATAACGCGGTTATTGAATGTATTGCTAGAGGTACCCCTTTATTAATAAATAGACATCCTGCTACTATTGAGTATCTAGGAGAGGATTATCCATTCTATTTTGATTCGTATGATGAAGCAACAATCAAATTAAAAAACATGGATCTCATTAAACAAACACACGAATATTTGATGACGTATGAATTACGAAAACAAATAAAAATAGAATATTTTAAAGAACAACTTATTAATTCAAATATTTATAAAGCCCTATAAAAATATGCAAATTGACTTAATGAATCTAACTCTAAAAAATCTTTACCCATATTATCCAAATATTTTAGAATTTGGAGTGGCAACCGGCGAATCATTAAAGTATATTACAGAAAATATATCTACTGATAAATTTAAAATATACGGATTTGATAGCTTTGAAGGATTGCCTGAAGATTGGATTGGTACTGAATGTAAAAAAGGTTGTTTTTCTACAAATGGTATAATTCCTAATATCAATGGATGTAAATTTTATAAAGGATGGTTTGAGGATACAATTGATCAATATATAAAAAGCGAATCTACTAAACCAATATCATTACTTCATATTGATTGTGATTTATATAGTTCTACAAAAACAATTTTAAATAAATTATTACCATATATTGGTACAAATACAATAATATTATTTGATGAATGGTACTATAACTGTGATTATAGATGTAATGACGGAGAGCAAAAGGCATTTTTTGAATGGATAGTACAAAATAATATTTCATTTGAATTTATGTTTAATGAATTGAATAGTTATTATTATAACTCAGATCGAATCAATAACAAATTTGCAATGAATCAAAGAGCTATCCAAATAGTTTATAATAAAAATTTTCAATTAATATGAATATAGCTGTATGTATAAGTTCTAGATTGAGAGGTGTATGGAAAATAACATTGCCAAAAATTAAATTATATTTTGATCAATTAAATATAAATGTTGATTATTTTTTACATACAAGCAATATTAATGTGGATCGATACACATTATGGGGAGAATCGTATACAAATTTTATATCAAATAATGATATAAATGAAATTAAAAAAATTTTAAATCCAAAAAAAATTTATGTAGAAGAAAATTATAAAGATATTAATTTATTATTAAATACAATTCCTACAACTATTAATATTAATACATTTAAACAAGATAATTATTATAATATTTATCCAATTTTTTCTATGGAACAATGTAATAATTTAAAAAATGAATATTCGGCATCGCAAAATATTAAATATAATGTTGTTTATAAAATTCGGCCAGATATATTTTTTATTGATAATACACCAATAAATATAATATTAGAACATTATAAAAATTTAAATCAATTATTATATGTGGCTGAACAAAAAGATAACCGTATTGCAGATTTAATGTTTTATTCTAATAATAATATAATGAATCAATTATTAATTAATGCGTCTTATAGAATGATAAATTCAAATTTAGAATCCCGAGCAGAAGTTGGATTGTATAATTTATCTCAAATTTCAAATATTTCTATTGAAGATAAATATAAATTTATAAATGTGGATGTAATGCGTAATTGGAAAGAAAAATAATTATATGTCAACTTTAACTAACAATTTTTGTTATAATTTTAATAATGTTATTATTGAACATGTAAATTGGCCCACTCTTATTAAATTAAATTATAAAAATAAAGATATAAGTCAATTATTGAGTAGAAATTATAAAATTAATAATAAAACAATAAATATTGAAAATTCTATTAATATGTTTAATGATGAATTATTATATTCAAATGCAAATATAACAGAACCATGTATGTTATTTTATGAAGAATTTTCTACTAATTATTTTCATTATTTAACAGATTGTTTTCCAAAATTACAATATTATTTATTTTTAATAAAAACAATTCCAAATTTAAAATTATTAATTACAGAAGAATATATTAATAATTTATTTATTAAAGATTCATTAAAAATGACTTTAAATTCATTAAATAATGTAATTATATTAAAAAAAGATATTAAATATCATTGTAATCAAATAATTATACCAAATGAATTTTATTACTGGCCAGAAAATAACATACCTGATATTGTTATAAATTCAATAGAATCACTCGCTACATCAATTAATCAGCAATGTATATACAAAGGAGTATATGTTTCAAGACAAGATACTCAAAAAAAAGGATGGTGGCATAATAGAAATGTACAAAATGAATTGATTTTAATTGATAAAATAAAAACTGAATTAAAATATGATATTGTTGAATTAATGGATTTATCATTAGAAGATAAAATTAAAATTTTTAAATCTTATAAAAATATAATACAGCAAAATGGAGCATCTACCGTAAATTTATTTTTTTGTAATCCAAAAACAAATTTTCATATTATTTCACATCCATTTATTTCAAAATGGGCAAATCCATTATTAAAAAATATATCTGATAGAAAAAATGTAAATTTTTATGAATATAATTATGGAATGTTGATTGGCGATCAATGCAGCGGAGATATAAATAATCAATCGTGGAGTATAAATAATATTGATGATTTAATTACTAATTTAATAAAAAATGAACAAAATTAATTTATATTATTGGAATAATGGAGTAGGAGTCGTTAATGATACTTTATTAATATCGTCTTTATTTGATAATGTAAATCAATATGAGCTGTCTAATAAATTAAATGAATATGATATCGCAGATATTGGTATTTATATTCAAAATATTGATGATACAACATTACAATATAATAAAAAAAATATATTTATAGCAAATGAAGAATGGATAACATCATATGAATTAGGATTGTTAAGTAACTTTGAATGTATTATTGTTAAATCAAAACACGCAAAACAATTATTAGATCCTTATCATAAAAATGTAATTTATGCTGGGTTTTTTAGTTTAAGTAGATTTGAAAATCCAATACACACAGGTAATATTTTACATTTTAAAGGCAAATCAATTCAAAAAAATCATGAATTAGCATTTAAATATAAATATAAATATAATATTAATATTATTGATTCTGAAACAAATTATTTAACCGAAGCAGATGTTATCAAAAATTTAAATAGTCATGACATTCATATTTGTTGTAGTTTATATGAAGCATGGGGACATTATTTATGGGAAGCAATGAGTTGTGGTAAACTTGTTATATGCAGTGAAATTCCTGTATTTAAAGAACATCTTGATCCAAATTTAGTAAAATTTATTCCAATAATAAAAACTATAAATTATGATCCTGAATATAGATTTTTAAACAATAATAATTATCAATTTCGGACCGGATATTTTGTTGATGAAATTGTATTCGAAGAATTATTAGATGAATCTCCAAAGTTATTGGAATATCAAAAAGAAAAATCAAATGATATTATAAATTTTACTAAAAATGTAATAAATACGCATAAAATTAAATTTATTAAAATTATAAAAAATATATAATATGAATATTGAAAGTAAAAACAGTGTAATATGTTATTTATCTAAATCAAATGATAAAACTATTTTAAATTTGTATAATTCGTTAGAAAAATTATATTTAAATTATAAATATATATATAATAGTGATGTAATTATATTTATTGAACATGATTTCCCTATGAGTGTTATTAATACATTAAAAAATAAATATGTCAATATAAATTTTCAATTTATTAATTTAGCAGCGTCACAATATTTTAATATTAATAATTTAAAATTTGAAGATGGACATCCAGAATACACAATCGGTTATAGACATATGTGTCAATTGTTCTTCAGTGAAATTTTTCAATATTTACAAAAATATGACTGGTATATGAGACTTGACACAGATTCTTTTATAGAAAGTCCGATTGATTATAATTTATTTCATTATTTAGAAATAAATAATAAATTATATGGTTATACAGCAGAATTGGCTGAATGGCCGCCGGTTGTTATTGGAATGGGAGAATTTTTTATTAATTTAGCTCAAAATCAAAATCTTAAAACAAAATTTTTTAACAAATTAATAGAAAATGAGAGATATAATCTTAGACAAATTTATAATAATTTTGAAATCATTAAATTGTCGTATATAAGAAGTGAACCGGTTCAATTATTAATTAAAAAAATAAATGAAAGTGGAAATATATATATAAAACGATGGGGCGACTCTCCATTGAGAACATTTATATTATCTTTAACGGTAGATAATACTCAAATACATAAATTTAATAATTTTGATTATACGCATGACGCATATAGTCGAATAAATGGTATTGAAATTTGTAAATATAGTGGATATCAACAATATTTATTTAAAAAATGGAAAACAGAAGGATGGTTAGATCAATGAAAAATATACTTTATATCGCAGTTTACGGAACATGTGGATATGCAATATCTGCAAAATATTTTATGTTTAATTATTTAATGAATGGTTATAATGTTACATTTATTCCACAATATGTAGATAATACAAAAATTATTAATCCTGATATTATTGAAAAGTCGATTGAAGAATGTAAAGAAAAATTTTATGATCATTATGATTTATGCGTGATTAATTTTCTTCCAGATCAAGTTGATAATTTAATAATTGGTTATAAAAAATATTTTAATAATCCGGATATAAAAATAGTTCTTCAAACTACATGGGAAACTACTAAATTACCGCCTGAATGGATGCCTTTTCTTAACAGCAAAAATTTACATGAGATATGGACCTCATCTGAATTCACAAAAAAAATATTTCAAGATAATGGCGTAACTATTCCAATCAAAGTAAATAAATATTTAAGTTATAATTTTTTTAATAAACGAGAAAAAGTAGATTTAAATATTCCTAATTATTTACAATATGGTAATAAAAATATTAAAAATACATATAATTTTTATAATATTGCCACTTGGAATGATCGAAAAAACAATGTTAATACAATTAAAACATATTGTGATACATTTACAGGAGATGATAATGTGTCACTGATAATGAAAACAAATTATTATTATTATACAGAAGAAAGTGTTAATATTATTAAAAAAGAAATTGAAAATATAAGATCAAAATATCCAAATCCTCCAGATATAGTTATTTTTTTTGGAAATTATTCAACAAAAGAAATTAATGAAATACATAATTTAGGAGATTGTTATTATTTATTGCATAGAGGTGAAGGGCTTGGATATGCCGCATACGAAGCTTATTTAAATCACAAACCCGTAATAGTTACAAAATATGGTGGACATATAGATTATTTTACTGAAAATTATCCATATTTGGTTGATTACACAATGTGTGATGTGTTTGGTATGGAATTTGCATTGTTTTATCAACATAAACATCAATGGGCAGAACCAAACTATGAACATGCAAAACAATTATTATTAACTGTTTATAATAAATATAGATGATATATTATACCACATTATTAAATGATGAAATTGATTTCTTAAAAATGCAATTAGAAATTAATTATCAATACGTTGATAAATTTGTGATTGTTGAGTCTACATTAACTTTTTCAAATAGACCAAAACCTCTATATTACCTTGAAAATAAAAAACTATTTGAACAATATCAAAATAAAATAATTTATTTAATTGTTAATTTTGACGAATTAGATACGTGGATAGAATATCCATCATCTGTATTTAATGTAGAAGACTGGCGGCGAGATTATAAGCAAAGATATTATGTATTTGAACAAATTAAATTTAATGATGATGATATTATAATTTGTGTTGATATTGACGAAATTGTTTTTTTAGATAGATGCATAAATCGAATTGATAAAAATGATGTTAATTATTTTGAACTTGATATGCGTAAATATTATTTAAATTTACAATGTACTATAAATAATCCTTGGATCAGAGCACTGGCATTTAATCCAAATTTATATAAAGAAGAAATTAAAAAATTATGGCATTTAAGATTTTTAAAAAATAAACAAGGTTCGTATAAAATAATTTCTAATGCAGGTTATCATTTTTCATGGTGTTATAATGTTGAAAATAAATTATTATCATTTGCGCACCAAGAAGATAATACCCCTGAAAGATATCAAATGGTGAGAGATAGAATAAAAAAATTAGAGGATACTAAATTAATGAATGATTTACCTAGTTTTTTATATACTAATTATTCTAAATATATATACAAAAATGGATGGATAGAAAATAATACATTAATATAAAAATATGATAAAATTATTGCATAGAATTTGGATAGGTAATCCTCCAATGAAAAGAGATTATTCAGAATATATTAAAACGTTTGAATCTGTATTTGATGATTTTACCACGATTCATTGGAACGATATCAATACAAGAGAGTTTGTTAAAACATATTATCCCAAATGGGAGTCTTATATTTTTAATGAAGATAACAATCCTGCATTTAGAGCTAATATTGCCAGATTTTTAATTTTAAAGCATTTTGGAGGGTTATATTCAGACTGGGATATAAAAATTTTAGATCCTGAAATTAAAAAATTAATGATTAATTCAGATTTTTCGGTGACGACGGAAATAATTACAGATGAATCGTTTGCCGCCAAAACTGCAAAAATACCAATTCGTCAAAATATTCCCGAAGATATTCGTAGAATTGCAGATTATTTTATTTATTGTGAGCCAAATCATGTAATATGGGATGATATTTTTAAATGTGTTGAAGAAAGATTAAATCGAACAAGTGTTATTGTTGAAGATTATGATGTACTTTATACAGTTGGACCTGATGTAATAACTACAATTGTAAATTTATATGAAAATAAATATAAATTAAATGTATTAAGTTTAACTGATAGTAAAAAAATAATACATGAGTGTCATGGAAGTTCAACTTGGAAACAAATGTTAAAACAAAATTCGGTTGGATGGTATGAATAAAAATATTATTAATAGTAAACTTGAAAAAGTATTTTGTATTACATGTTGTAACAGTTTAGATAGACAACAAAGATGTATTGAACAGTTTAATCATATAAATTTAGAATATGAATTCGTTCCATCTATTAATAAAGAGTATTTGAATGTCGATAAATTATCAATAACAAAACCCGAATTCAGTTTATTGACATCACATCTTTCATGTTTTTACAAAGCTAAATTACATAAATTAACAAATTTTGCAATAATAGAAGATGACATAGAGTTCGATAGTGATAAAATTACAACAGAATTTGAACCTTTTTATGATCAATTGCCAATTAATTGGGAAATTTTATATCTTGGACATGCTAAATGGCTTGATGGCATTTTTGATACCAAAAAAATTATTATAAATTCACATGTATCATTATGCAAATATGGATGTGGGACAAATTTCATGGCGTTTAAAAATACAATATATGATACATGTATAGAAAAATTAAGTAAATTAATCTACCCAGTTGATTTGTGTTATCAAGAAATTATGACAGATTCAGACATATGTTATACTTGCACAGTTGGTAGTTTTGCAGATGCGCTTTCAGCACCTGACAAACAGTACGAGAATCGTATTTTAAATTTTAATAGATCTAATTATATTAATTCTTTAATAGGTCCATTTAGATCATAATTTATAGACGGAGTAAATAACAATATCAGGTTCTACATCGTCAATTATATAATTAATGTTATATTTTGTTAATATATCTGTAAAAATATTACTTTTATAATCCCATAATTCATTCCAAAAGTCTTTAAAACATATTTTGATCTGCATATTAATAAATATCTATATATTTATGTATATGCCAAAATTACAAGAAAATGAAATGGGTGATAGAATGATGACTGGAATGTCTTATTCACAAGGTGGTGGATTAGGTATGAGTGGTGTTGATACCATTAGTAGTCCAGATATCAGTCAAAATCCTGACAAATTTAAATATCCTCAAACTGCTGCTAGTCCAAGTGATATTACAGTGCCGACTCCAGATGATATGGATCATAAGATTCAAAGCCGTCAAGATTATGAAAAAGATGTTGATTCTATCAAATACAAAGTTACTCCCGATGAAATCATCACTGGCATGAAATATGAATTAAAAAGAATGGTCTTTAAACGTAAAGATACTGCAAAACAAATAGTTGTTCAAAATTTAAAAAAGAATCCTAAATTTTATAGTAGTTTGGCAAGCATGATTGTTAATGAACAAGGTGTTCGGGTTCAAGCTGTCGATGACATTATGAAAGAAATGCAAAAAAAGAAACATATTCGTGAACTATGAAAATTGAACCTACCCATCCAGCAAAAATGAACGACCCTTTATTAAAAAATAAAGCTATGTTGAGCAAAAACGGCAATCGCAAACGCTGGACTATTAATTATGATTATCGCCAACACGGTAGTTTTGATCAATTAAATAAACATCAAATTGATGAATTTACTGGTGAACCAGAAACATGGTCTGATACAAAACATAATAATTGGGATATTGGATATAATGAATTTTATGAAGATTTACAACCTGCTAATAAATTAACTGGCGGCGTTGGTGATGCTACTGCACCACATGATGTTGATCCCGTAGAATTATCATTAGGACAAACTATAGAAATGGAGCATACTACAGATCCTGATATTGCTACTGAAATCGCATTAGATCATTTAAAAGAAAATCCGAAATATTATACTCAATTAAAAAATGCAGGTCTTGCAAAAGAATTAGAATTGGTTAGTACATCTTCTGGATTTGGTGATCCAAATCATCCTATTAATGATAAAAAACGACTTGGTTCTGATATTACATGCACTCCCGGAAATAATATTGTTGGTAAAATAGGAAATACTCCTGATGGTCACGTTGAAGGGTATAATGATTCACCTTCTATTATTGATAAACCTGTTGATATAGATATTGAAGAACCAGTTGATGAAGATCGATGCTATTACAAAGCAGTACAGGTATATGGTCCAAAAACATCTGCATACCGTTCTGGTGCTATGGTTAAATGCAGACAGGGAAAAATTTGGAAGAAGACTCAGGAAGAAATTGAACAAATAAAAAAGGAATTAGAAGAAGATTTTTCAGAAGAAAAGAAACAACAAGGGTTGCACGGATGGTTTGCTCGTCGTGGCGGCAAGGGAGGTCAAGGTTGGGTAGATTGCAATACATGTCGCACCAATCCAAAAACAGGAAGAAAAACTTGTAACTCATGTGGTCGCCAAGCTGGTGAAAAACGTAGTAAATATCCAGCATGCCGTCCTACACCCAGTCAATGCAATCGAACTGGAACAAGTCGCAAAAAAGGACCAACTAGAGTTTCTTGGAAACCAAAAAATGAATCTATGAAAATTAATGAATCGTCTCAAACAAGTGGTATTATTACAGGTCAAAATCCTCAAGGAAAAACAAGTACCAGAAGTAGCGGTACTTCACAATCTACAGCTCCTCAAATAACAACTGGATATGGTACATCCAAAGCACCTATTCATGGAACCGGAGAAGAAAGTGAACGTAAGGGAGCATATGATTTTTTTCAATATAAAAAAGATAATGCTAAATTTGGAAATGGTAATATCATTAAAAAATCTGGACGTGTAGATTTGTATGAATTAGCAAAACAAGCTTTAAAAGATATTCAAAATGATTAATTTTAGAATATGAGTGAGTATGATTCATGGACTAGTGTAAGTCCGCAGCATTTGTTGTTAAAGCAAATGCAACAACAAAGTTTTCATATTGCTGCTCCAAACGAATTTGATCCTTATCAAACATTGTTGAAACGTAAAAAACAACAAGATAGTGGTCAAATGCCCCCAATTAAAAATATCAATCCAGATGATTTATATGAATTGCAAGAATTTTGTAAAATACATGGCATCATGGGATTTAATATGGGTACAATGAATCCTAAAGCGGCATTAGCAATGCTCAAAAAAAAGATGGGAATAAAGGTTGAAACTCCAATATCCCCATCTATTCAAAACAAATTGTTATTAGGTTAAGTCCAACGTGCCTTTGGAATTCTAGTCCATACATTATTAGTATAGATATATACATAATTATTGTCAAATCTCATTTCTCCCGGCAATCCACTATCAGTACTATTTGTAGGAGCACTGCCACTGTTTGTTAATGAGAAATAAACTATACTTGCAGTATTTGCAGTTATTACATTTAATGAACTGGTTTGTACCACTGTCAAATTACTTGCAGTTACTACACTACCACTGAAGTAACTACTACTGATTGAATTTGTAGATCCGCTTAATAATGCATCACTAACAAATTGACCTATATATTGATATGCAGTAGCATATATTCTATTTGACGGAACGACTGACCCGGAAAATTCCAATACACCAGTTTTATAATCAAATGCATAATTACTAGATGTCCAATTGGTAAATGTAACTCCATCAGGAGATGTAAATAATGCAATGTTATATCCCGGTGGATTACCATTATTTCCAAAATCTGCTGTTTGATTGGCAATAGTTGTTACACCGTATTTTGGACTAATAAAGTTAGTTTGTTGACTAGCAACAATTAATTGACTTCCGGTTCCGGCGGCACTGCCACTTGGACTCATAAAAAACCATACACTATTTGCAAGTTGAGTGTCATTTGCAACAGTCATGGGAAATTTATACCAATATTTAATTACACCACTAGTTTGAGTTGTTCCCGGTGTTGCGCTTGAACTATATGGTAAACTTGAACTTGGAATTAAATTAGTTTGAGACCAAATTTCGTTAGCTCCCATCTGAATTGTAGATGTAAAAGCTTCTTGGGAATCAGACAAATCCGTCGTTGTGTAACGGCGTCCTACCAATAATCTCGCTGCTTTTGTTAGAAGATCAAATGCCATATATTATGAAAGTTTTTCTATTTTAATACTTGTAATTGGAGTTGGATTTCCATTATAACGAATTATTAAATATATTTCGTCTTGTGCTGGATTTGTATTATCTAAGATAGCTCCGTCAGCGGCTCTCGTTGGAAATATTAATGGACTTCCATTACTTGCTCCTGTTCCATTATTACCATATAAATCTATTAATGAACCAAATGGATTTACTCCACTTGTGCTAAAATCAGAAGATGCTACACTTGATGATATTACGTTATTTACTATATTATTGACATCATACAAACGACATCTGCTATAAACATTACTATCGGCACTTTCAAATATAATTGCCATTGCAATACTATTTGCCGCTGTTGAATCCCAATTTACTAGTGAAGTATTCCCAGTTAATGTGATTTGCAATTTATTTACAACTAGATTTGATTTGAAATGTCGTACATAATATTTATAAGTGGTTCCGTATCCACTGGGATACCAATATCCATATGTTCCACCCGGATTTGCCAAGAAGCCGGGTTTTACTTGTAATTCATGAGTTCCTAAAGATGACGCACTATTGAATGCAGAACCACTCATATTTAACATATTATCTGCTAAAATAATGCGGTTGGCTTCATCTAATAATTGTTCTGTAATTGCACCCGGATTTAATGATTGGGAACCGAAAGTTAATGAAGAAGTTACATAACCTTCTGGTCTTCCAAAATATAACAAACTACCACTTGCAGATGGTATTCCAAATGAACCTGCGGTATGAACATTATATGTTTGAGAACCTACAACAGTTCCACTTCCTGCTCTATTATTGGTTGTTGTATTTATTGTGAATGTTGATAATGAAGAACCCGAACTAGCTGCGTTTGTACCGCTTCCAGTGGCAGTTAAAGTCAAATCAAATACAATTACATCACTTTCAAACGGATATGCACCTACTGCTCTGGTTGTAACATAATCAGAAGATTTTACCACACCAGCAGTTTGAATAGTTGGATTGGTTGTTAATGATGAACTATTTGTGGTAGATAATCCAAGTGTTGCATTTGTATAGGTTACACTTGACACCGTTCCATTAAGATACAATGGATTAAATGCGCCACTTGAAGTTACTACATAACGATAACTTGAACCACTAGATAAATATGGTGCCCCACTTAAACTTCTAGTAACTGCACTAACATAACTACCTGAACTATTCGGAGAAGTAATAGTTTGAGTAAATGAAGCATCTGCTAATGGAGTGTAATAATATGTTACAGTTGACGGTGTATATGTTGTATATGTTGAACTACCAGAACTAATACCCACACTTGCACTAAAAATATAAATACCACTACTACTTAAATTTGATAATGCTACACTATTTGTTAAATTAGAACCTGTAAAACTACTAAAATATCCATCTTGATAAACTGGAGGAATAACCGCACTATTTGCAGACGGCACCGTATTTAATGCAATTGGTGTTGCAATAGAAGGTGTTAAATTAGTTACAGATTGACTGACAATAGTAGATGCTAATGTATTTGTATAATTTATTGTGCCAGCACTACTTGATGCAAATGTTAATCTAAATGATCCACTCAGATTTACTTGTGTTAAATTACCATTATTTAATAATCCTAATCCAAATGCACTTGAACCTAAACTTGAACTTACAGTTGTACTTCCACCAGCAGTACTAGCATAGCTTATATATGCAGCACCAGTATTAAAAGTAAATCCACTGAAAATAGTTGATCCGATAGTTGCCCATCCGAGTGGTTGTAAATATAAAATATTATTATTTGTACTACCGGATGGTACGCGTCCATTAATTGTTACTGTAGAACCAAAATTTGTATTTGTGCCGGTAACGCCACTAAAAGTTTTTGTATTTGGAGTTGGTATAGGATAACTGGCACTAAATGCTCCTGCAAAAAATCTTAATATATCACTTACATTTGTATCGCTATTCCAAGTTGAAAAATAAGAACCGGTTAACGGCGTTGTTCCCCATGGATAACTACTGTTTGGAATACCTACATTAATATTTGATGAAGATAATCTTCCATTTAATTGAAAACTACTTGAACCATTTTGAGAAGTAATACTACTTTGTGTAACTAATGTTAACACTTGGGTACCAGATACACTTGCACTAATAATATTATCATTTGCAGTTACGCTTGTTTGTGAATTTGGACTGACTATTGCAGTACTATTTAAATTCGTAACATATGATGCAGTTAATGCATAACTAGAACTAAGAGCATTACTTGCACTAAGAGCATAACTAGCACTTGTTACGGTACCAACAATTTTACTTGCTGTTATATATGATGCAGTCAAACTATTATTTGCCCAACTACTAGTTACTTGAATTGTGCTGCCGCTAATAAATGATGGAGGTGCATAACTTGCACTTAATACATAACTTGCACTAATAGCAACACTGGAACTTTGTGCCCAACTACTTGTTATATCATATGTTGATCCTGTTACAAGATTAATTCCTCCAATCACATATGACGCCGTTGTTGCATAGCTTGCACTATTTACTGTTCTACTTCCGGTGACTACACCATTTGAATCTGTAGATAATATTAGATTTGAACCAGATACGAATGCTTCTATGTAAGAAGTGTTATCTGATTTTCTTTGATCAAATCTTATAGAAAATGGTCCAATTGTTGACATATGTAATAAATATAATAATTCTTGTGTAATCTCTTAATATTTATAAAGTATATTCGTTTCATTTTAACCTTTAAAATTATCACATATTTAATATAATAAATTGCAAATTATTTATTATATGTTAAAATATTCAATATGTGTGAAAATTCACCATATGTATTCATTTAGTTATGAAATTATATATCAAAGACACTACAATAAGTAAAGAACCTAAGTTTTTTAATACTATAAACGAAGTTGTTAACCATTTAGAAGGTGCGGTTCAACGTAAATTTAGACAAACTCGTAAACAATATATGCAAAATTTAGTTGATTTGGGTCATGGATATGATGATCCCGAAGGCAAAAATTTCACAGAAGCATTGAGTCGAGTATTTGAAATCGGATTGCAGAAGCCACATGGTTTAGTTCGTTGCAATATTCATGAAGCATCACTTCATTCTAAATATAGAACGGAAAGTGGTGACTAAAATATTTATGTCCAATTTAGATTTAAGTTGGGGCAACCCATATAAAGTACACGACGGATGGCAGCGTGAATGGTTAATTCCACCAGACATGCGTGGCAGCTTTTTTGATTATTGGAAACGTAATAATTTAGATCTTAAGGGTCGTGGATATGGAGTTTTAAAAAAAGATAACGAGTGGTATGTGATTGAAACTCAATTAAAAAAGTCATTTTTCTCCAAAAAACATAAAGAAAAAGTAGTCGATTCAAAAGAAGTTGTCGTTTTACAACCCCGTAAACTTACAGATGAATCTGGATTGCGTCCTTGGCAAGTCAATGCCGCTGGACAAATATGTGCAGCTATTGACAAATGGGGATGTGGAATTGATGGCAGCGATGTCGGTTGTCATGCAAAGGGACAGTTAATATTAATGTATGATGGCACTCAAAAGAAAGTTGAAGAAATTAAAATTGATGATGTTGTTATGGGATGGCAAGGACCGCAGACTGTAACATATTTGCACACGGGAAAAGAAGAAATGATAAAAATTATTCCAACAAAAGGAGATTCTTTTGTAGTTAATAAAAATCATATCCTAACTGTTAAAATTACTAATTTACATAAAACTAAGAAATCTGTTGGCGGTTATTTAGCAAATACAATCTATGATATAAAAGTCTCAGATTATATTAAATTACCATATTCTGTAAAAAACAATATGAAACTTATTAGAGGAAAGGTTGAATGCTGGTCATCGACATTTCAACCTTTCTCGCCATATTTTATGGGTCTTTTATTGGGAGATGGTGGTTTGTCTCAAAAAAGCGTAACTTTTACATCACAGGATTTAGAATGTTGGAACGAAATAATCACAGAAGGAAAGAAATTTGGGTGGATATTAGGTTCAACATCACAGCATATAACCAAAAGAATAACACACGCAAAAAATCTTTTTTCTTATTTAAGAAAATCAAATCTATTACCTGTTAAATGCGAAAATAAATTTATTCCAACTGAATATAAAATATGTGATGTTCAACAGCGACTTGAAATTTTGGCAGGATTGTTGGACTCTGACGGACATTATATAAATGGCGGATACGAGTTTACGGTTAAGTCCTACCAATTGGCAAAAGATGTAGAGTTTGTAAGTAGATCACTTGGATTTGCAGCATATACAAAACAAGTAAAGAAAACATGTTGTAATAATGATAAAGTAGGTAATTATTATAAAGTATCAATTTCTGGAGATTGTTCTATCATTCCTACAAGAATACCCCGAAAACAAGCATCAATACGTAAACAAAAGAAAAATGTGTTGGTAGTTGGATTTACAGTAGAAAATTTAGGACCAGATGATTTTTATGGATTTTCTTTAAGTGGAGATGGTAGATTTTTGTTGGGGGATTTTACAATTACACATAATACTGGAAAAACATATACCGCATGTGGAGTTGCCAGAGAATTAAAAATGAATATTTTTATCGTGTGTCCAAAGGCGGTCATGGAATCTTGGAAACGTGTTATTAATAATCATTTTAAAATGACAGATAAATTGGTAGGGATTATTAATTATGAATTACTTCGTACCGGTAGAAGTGATAGTCCATACGCTTCATATGTTACTCGCCGAGAAACTCGTCGTAAAGAGTTTGTATGGAAAATTCCAAAAAATACTTTAATTATCTGGGATGAAAGTCAAAAACTTAAGGGTGCTAAAACAAAGAATAGTGAAACTTGTATAGCTGCACTTAAGCAAGGTTATAAAATGTTATTTTGTAGTGCAACTAATGCTACAAATCCATTAGAATTACGAACAGTTGGAATGGCGTTAAAATTGTTTAACAACAATACGCAATATTATAGTTGGTTATATGAACACGGAGTTACAAAAGGCAGATTCGGATTAGAATTTACTGGCGGCAAAGAACATTTAGCTAAATTAAATCGAGATATCTTTGTAACAAGAGGAGTTCGTCTTAATCGTGATACAATTCCTAATTTTCCTGAGAGTCAAATTGAAGCAGCATGTTATGACATGGAAGAAGAAGCTCAAAAGAAAATTAATAAGATATATTCCGAAATGGAAAGGGAATTGAAAAAATTAGGAAAAAAGAAAAAGAAGGGCGATACATCTGAATTAACTGCAATATTAAGAGCACGTCAAGAAATTGAATTAATTAAAGTTCCATTGTTCATTGAAATGATTGAAGAAGGATTGGAAAGTGGAATGAGTGTTGTTGTATTCGTTAACTTTACAGAAACATTACATGCTATTGCACAAAGATTAAATACGCAATGTATTGTTAATGGAGAAGCAGCATATCAAAAAGTTAGACAACAAAACATTGATAACTTTCAAAGTGATAAAGAAAGAGTTATATTAGTTAATATTGCAGCAGGTGGTGCCGGTCTTTCATTACATGACATTAATGGAACGTATCCTAGATTAGCATTAATATCACCATCATATTCAGCAGTAAATATGCGTCAGGCAACCGGACGTGTTTGGCGTGATAGTGCAAAAAGCAAAAGTATTCAGAAAATTGTTTTCGTTGCAAAAACTGTGGAAGAACGAGTATGTGAAAGTGTCAATAAAAAGTTAGAGAATATGGATACATTGAATGACGGAGATTTACAATATGATGAAAACAATAATAGTTGAAAGTGCTGATTGGAAACAAACTATTAAAGTAGATGACAAAATATTTGAAGATATTTATGTTGAAGCGTGTACTCAAGCGATTGAACAGCTTCAGAAAATGAATAAATTAAGATTATGGTCAACTATAAATTGCTGGAATAAAAAATATCCTGACAAACTTGTTACATATAATTCGTATAAAATATTAATAAATGCAGGATTGTATAAGTTTGCAGAATATATACGTAAATATTATTTAAATAAACAAAATATAGATTGGGCGACTGAACCATTAAAAAATAAATGAATATGACCCCAGCAGATTTAGAATCACTAATGCTTAGAGTTCAAGAACTTGAAGCTAAATTACACGAAGTTGATAAACTTAAACGTGATGTTAAAGATATTAAAGATATTAATAATTTAGGTGCAGATATTGCTGAAGAAGTTCAAAAAGAACTTGTAGCTGAAGTGGAGGCATTAAAACAAAATGATATTCAAGTTCCTTATTTAGAAAGAAAATCAGATGATATTCTTTTTAAAAAACGTGGATTGGTTGGATTGGCGGCTAAACCATTATTAGAATCTGAAATTCTTGAAGTTCAAAAAGTAACTACCAGTGCAAGACAAGCTGCAAAACGTCTTGGTGTAAGTTATCCTACTTATAAAAAATATTGCAAACTGTATAACATTTTCAAAAAGTTGGATCTAAAAGCAAAACGACCTTATGTTCAACCTGTTAATCCATTCAAAGGAAAATATCCATTGCCAAAGTTATTGGCGGGAGAATATCCAGATTTTCCGATTCATCGACTTAAAGATAAATTAATACGTTCTGGAACAAAAAAAGCAGAGTGTGAACAATGCGGATTTAGTGAACGACGTATTACAGATGGTAAAATTCCTCTTTTATTAAATTTTGAAGATAATGATAAACGCAATCATAAACTAGAAAATTTAAAAATTTTATGTTTTAATTGTACATTTGTTAGTGGACGTGGCTATATTAAACGTGGAACGATTCATTTTAATATGGATCCAGATATTATTCAAGGAGCAAAATATCCAATTAAAACAAGATTTTAATTTGGGTTGATATTTATTATATATGAACAACACATTTCATCATCTTATTGCAAAACACGGAGTATTAACTGCATTTAGTATTGCAAAAAAAGTTTCTCCAGAAGATATTAAAAAATTTCGTGCAAAGATAAAAAAGAAATGTAAAGATCCAAAAGAATTTAATCAATTATTAAAAGAAGAAATTACTCGTTCAACACAAGAATCAATTGCAAAAAATAGTATTCCGGGATTAATTGTACCCTCAGATATAGGAAGACAACCACAATCTAAATTTTGTAATGGAGATGAAAAGAAAATCATGAAACTCAACAATATGAGTAATGTAATTGCTACAAAATTTGTTGATGCTGATTTGAGTAAAGATGAAATTTGCTATATTATGTTGTCAATTTTAACCGCTTTAGGACTAACAGATGCGGATTTTAAAGAATTTCATCAAAAATATGGTCCGCCGGATGATAGAGATGACCGTGATGAATCTGATGATGATGATGACGACGGAGAAGAATATAACGGTTAATAAAAATACAATCTTAAATTATTAAAATCTTGAACAATGGCAATACCTTTATATTGCCATTTTTCTTTTTTGGCAGTATCCATTAGTTTTTTATAAGTTTCTTCTTTATGATCAATCACAAATATCATTCCGGCAACATTATATGTATTTATTTCATGTGAATCGTTATATGAAACCATCAATGAATCTATAAAATGTTTAAATTTTTCATTACTATTATAAAATATAATAACTTTTTCACATGCTTTAGCTACCATTTCAGATGATACATTTTGTTTTATAGTAACGCATGGAGAATACATTCCCGGAAAATCTTTTATAATCTTCGTAAAAGTTTCTTTATTTGATAATAAACCAATTAAAATATCTTGCTTCATAACACATATACATATATACTATAAGACAATAAAGTTTTTTATATGATACAAGCTTTAATTATAAAAGATATGAATATTTTAAATATTACAGACGCAAAAACATTAATTCTTCCCGGCAAAAAGGTAGTTTTTATAACTGGTGTTACCGGACAAGATGGTAGTCATATGGTTGATTATCTATTAAAAAATACAGATTATATGATTTTTGGAGGAGTACGACGATTAAGTGTACCAAATCATGAAAATTTAAAAAATATAAATTGGAATACTAATAGATTTGCATTGGTGAATTTTGATCTTACGGATGCTCATGCTATCAACAGTATAGTTAAAGAATTGCAACCAGATTTCTTTATCAATCTTGCCGCTCAAACATTTGTAGGATCATCTTGGGATTTTCCTGCCCAAACATGGGAATGTAATACAACTGGCGTTATTCACATTTTAGAAGCTATTCGTCAACACAAACCTACATGTAGATTTTATAATGCAGGTTCTTCTGAAGAATATGGTAATGTTACATATACTCCACAAGATGAAAAGCATCCAGCTAAACCACGAAGTCCATATGGAGCAAGTAAAGCTGCGGCACGTCAATTGGTTAAAGTATATCGTGAAAGCTATAATTTATACGCAATTCAAGGATTGTTGTTTAATCATGAGGGAACTCGACGTGGCGAAGAATTTGTAACTCGTAAAATTACAAAAGGAGTAGCTAGAATATCTAATTGTATTAATAAAAAACAAGCCTTTGCACCTATTGAATTAGGTAATATTTATGCTCAACGTGATTGGAGTGACGCGGAAGATTTTGTTGATGGTATATGGAAAATGTTAAATCAAACATCTCCGATGGAATATGTACTTTCAAGCAACGAAACTCATACTATTAAAGAATTTGTTGAATTAGCATTTGAGGCCGCTAATATTCAAGGTATATGGCATGGCAATGGAATAAGTGAAGAATTCTCAGTGGCAAATTATTTGATGGAAGAATATGATGTTCAATCATCTGTATTGGTTAAAATTAGTCCAAAGTTTTATAGACCTGCCGAAGTTGATTTATTATTAGGAGATAGTTCATTGGCACGTAAAGAATTGAATTGGTCTCCAAAAACTTCATTTACACAACTTGTTGAAAAAATGGTATACAATGATTTGAAATTAGAAGGATTGGTATGAATTTAATGTGGATAAATCAACTTAATTTATTACATGAACAAGAACGTAAAGAACTTTCTATTTATCATGAAAATAGAACACGTCCGTTGTTAAAGATGATTGAAGAATCAAATCAAGTAAAACAACAAGCAATAAAAAATGCTAATGTTGCATTGTTAAACGTACTTAATAATAAATATGACTGAAACTTATACATTATATAACGATACTGTGATGGATCATTTTATGAATCCACGTAATATGGGCGACATAAAAAATGCGGATGCTGTTGGTGAAGTTGGTGCGGCAGCATGTGGTGATATTATGAAAATTACCCTAAAAGTAGATGAAACTACTAATACAGTGACCGATGCTAAATTTAAAACATTTGGATGTGGTAGTGCGATAGCAGCATCTAGTATGGCAACTGAATTAATTAAAGGAAGAACACTTGAAGATTTAGAAAAGAATTTTAATAATGATCAAATTGTAGAAGCATTGGGTGGATTGCCGCCAGTAAAAATTCATTGTTCAGTTTTAGCCAATCAAGCACTTAATGCAGCATTGGAAGATTATAAAAAGAAAAAGGGTATTAAATGAATACGATATGCCCATGTGGATGTGGTCAACGCATGAAAAAACCAATGGTGCGTAGATCGAGTCAAAAGTATAAATCATATACTTTACCAATAGTTCGTCAAGTATTTCCAACATTAATTGCATCCGAATTCGTCAGTGTTCAACCTATGAGTGGACCAACAGGATTAATTTTTCCAGTGGATTATAAAACAACAACTTCATCTAACAATAATAATAATACTATATGAATATTTGTCCATGTGGATGTGGTCAGCGTATGCAAAAACCACGAAGTAAAAGAAAATCTATCAATATTAAATTGAGTAGCAATCCTATTACTGCGAAAGCCCGAAAATTAAAAGCAATATGGACGGTAGAATCGGAACAAACATTAAATGATATGCATAATATTGATTGGCAACGTACTATCAATGAAACTCTTATGAAAACAGGATATGTTGGATGAAAAAGAATATTTGTCCATGTGGATGCGGTCAATATTTACAAAAACCGAGAAAAATTAAAGCAGAAAAACAATTAATTAACATGATGATTCAGTCTATTCAAGAAGAAATTGACGATGAAATTTTTAAATTATTAAAAGAAAATTACTTGACTTCTAGCATTAATTTAGATAACATTAAAAAAATGCAGAAAATATATAAATTATGAAAAAAGATTATACAAAAATAGTATTCGTAGTAGATCGTAGTGGAAGTATGGGTAATATTGCCAAAGACATTATTGGTGGATATAACAAATTTATTGCTGATCAAAAAGTATTAAATCATGGCACTTGTGATGTTAGTTTTTATCAATTTGATAACGTATATGAAGCGGTATATGAAAACACACCTCTTCTCTTTGTCAAAGATTTGGATGAAAAAACATATATTCCCCGTGGAGGAACTGCGTTATTGGATGCCGTTGGTCGAACAATTGATCAAGTTGGAAATCAATTAGCGGCATTAAAAGAAGAACAACGACCTGAAAAGGTGTTGGTTGTCATCATTACAGACGGTGAAGAAAATAGTAGTCACTTTTACAATAGTGAAAAAATTAAACAAATGGTAACGCATCAATGTGACAAGTATAAATGGGCATTTACTTATATTGGAGCAAATCAAGATGCTTGGGCGGTAGGTAATAGTATGGGTATTAATGCAACTAGTAATTTAACTTGGGCAAGTAATAGTAAAGGTACCGCTAATGCATTTAGTTCATTGAATAATGCAACTGCATGTTATCGTAGTGTAAGTAATGCACAATATTCATACTCAGTTGCAGATGTTAATTTACAAGTTGATGCAGGTGCTAAAATTGATGTAAATAAAATTAACACGATATTTAATAATTCATCAAATACTAAACCAGTTGCAACTCCTTAAAAAATTAGATGTAAATTAATTTTTTCGAAGAGGGAATTGAAAAATTTTTCAATTCCTTTTTTTGTTACTCTTCTTTTGCCGGTGGTATTTTTGTAAATTTGAACGATCTCTGTGGTTACTTCGACCTCTTCATCTTGAATTTTGATAGTGGAAAATGACATAAAATAAAAACTCCTGACGATAAATATATCATCAGGAGTTTAATGTCATGAATTTTCTTCAATTTCCTAATTTTTTACTAAGAAATGTTCCCAGTCTTTGTGACGAGCTTCTTTAATAAGATACATTACATCAACAGCTTTTGGTTTGAATGGTTGACGAATCAATTTCAATCCAATTTCACTATTAAGTTTGTTACCTTTTTTGCTATTAATATCTTTACGAATCGTAACAAGATTATCCCATTCATCGCTTCCTCCACGTGAACGTGGAATAACGTGATCAACGTTTAACATATCTTTGGGCAACTGTTGACCAGTAACTTGACAAGTATTGTTATCTCGTTGAAAAATGCTATCATTGCTTGGTTTGCCATTGAATTCTTTTCGTGGCATTTTGTCATAATTGACAGCAACAATAACAGTAGGAACTCTGTATTTCCGATTTGCTCCATTAATAGTCAAATCCCATTCACGAATTGGCAACTTAATCCATTCGCTCCACGGAACAGGACGCATATTAATTACTTTGTCAAAAATAGGAGAACCATCTTCATTTGGTTCATAGTCAATATCAATTGCCATGGAAGTTGGCTCAGGCTTGCTTTCGCTACCTGTTAAGCTAATAATAGCATCTTTTACAGTTTTGTAGCCAATTGGTTTCCATGCACTGTTTAAGTTTAACGTGATTAATTTGTTTGCGATTTCATTCATAACGCATCTACTTTATATAAAAACTCCTATGCTGTCAAGTTGTTTCGCTGATATTCTTCAAGCTGCTCATTCTATTGAGACGTGTTTATTGATTATTGTTTTATAAATAATCATATCTATAAATATTATGATTAGATAATTTCATCAAGTAATTCTTATATAATAAAATCTACTAAACCCTTCTCAAGACATTGTTCCGCAGATAAATATATATCATGTTTGAGCATATTGTCAAGTTCTTCTTCGGTAAATTTAGTATGTGTTAAATATATATCTTTAATATATTTCATCAATAACTCAAGATTTTGCATTTCATCTTTAAATTGAGCAAAATTTCCCCAGAGTCCACCGCTCACTTGATGAATTAACATAAAACTATTTTTTCTAATAAAACGTTTATGCGCGACTATACTTAATAATGTCGCTGCACTTGCCGCAATACCTTCTACATAACTATAAACCGGCACCTTACTTGACTTTATTCTATCAACTGCACTGAATGCACTAAAAACTTCTCCTCCTTCACTGCTGATATATAATTCAACAGGCGGCACCACTTCTAAATTATAATTAACACTAACAAACAAAAGATTTTTTGATACTATATCCAATTGACGATTCAAATTAAAAATACTCGTTCTAGTAACATCATCATAAAAATAAATTTGATTTGTACCAACTGTACTAGATGAATCTTTTACAGTTTTATTTGATGAATCTTCGCATTCATCATCTGACATTACATACACTGCCTTTTTGTTTGTTTTGTTCAACTTGATCATATACGCGGTTCCTTTCTTGAGTGTTATCTAATAAATATACCCGGTCATTATGAAATCCATATTTAATTTTATCGAGTGATGCCATTCTAAATTCTTCATCACACATACATTGCATATAAATAATTTCATTTTTAACAAGAACTTGCGCATCACAAAATTTACAATTGATTTTCATATGGTAAATAATATATCATTCACTTCATTAGAATGCAAAACAAAAAGAGACCGTAACACAAATGTTACGGTCTCAGTATTTACGTATATGTGTGTATATGTATATATTTACATATCACCGATCCATTTGATACTTACAAAATCGTTATCATGAATGGCATAATAATTGCTATGTCCATAATTATCCAACGCCAAATTTTTGCTATATGTCTTGGATAATGGAGATCCATATTCCAACCAAAGTGGTCTTTTGCTTGGTGTATGACCAAAAATTTGGTTGATACCGTCAATACCAACAAATTCATCACGATCACACCACATGATACCACCATGCACTTCATTACCTCCACGACTTTGACCGGCACGTAGAATTGGTAATGCTGGTTTAAGATCATATGCATTTTCCATTGCTTCATTACAGATTGTATCAAGCCATATATTGAATGGCTTATTTTCTCCATATTTTGTATAAAAATATTTATGAACACCTGCATGACTGCAAAGATAATTACCAACCCAAGTATGAGTTTTTAACTTGCGCCAATCAGATTCACTCAATATAGAATTAATTGCATAATCTTTGCCAGATTCATATCCACTGCACTTATAACTACGATGTGCAATGGCGTAGCTAATATCATGATTACCCATCAAATGAATTCGATTAGGTTGCGCAAGACTTGCAGCAAGCCAATTTGCAGTTTGAGTTGCAACTCGATAATCATCGCCGAAATCATCAAAATAATCACCGAGAAACACAATCTGATCAGCAGATTCGTGTTTGATAATTTTGTCAACTTTTTCGATACAATTGTGTATATCTGAAATAATTAATGTTTTCATTTAATATTTTGTTTTTTCAAAATGCGTTCTGCTCTTGCATTTTCTGCTTTTTGAAGCTCTTCTTCTGTTTCTTTAAGATTTCTTTTGAATGTACCTTTTGGGTTGCCGCATACTTCATCAATTGTTTTTACACGTCCCCAATTAATTTCATCAAAATTTGATTTATATTCTTTACTAAAACAATTTCGCGGAGAGTCGCCTTTTCCATTCATATTATTTATTATATTTTATTTGAAATGAATTTCATCAAACCCCTCCCTCTCGGTAGGGGGGACATATTTTGCTAACATTTTATCAATCACAAATTCGGGGACATTTCGACCACCCCCCTCCCCCCTCTTTTGATTTCTTTCAAGAAGGGTCTGTTTGTTACAATTGAATACATAACCAATTACCTTGGAATTAAATTCTTTTGCAACATCAATATAATCTTTGCGATCTTTCGGATTCATATTCGTAGCATCAACAATAACTGTATTATTGGTGCTCAAATATTGACGCACTCTACGTTTCAAAGTTGAAAATACAATAGGAGTAACGCTTTGGTCTGATTCACTACTACCAAATTCGGCTCTCATTGCGTCACTGCTCAACAATTTATATGAAGGATTTTCCTTCAACAATTGATTTGCAAATGTACTTTTTCCACTTCCGGGTGCTCCAATTACGATAATGATTTTAGTTTGATTCTCCATGATTTATAGTTCTCCAAGTATGCAATTATATTTCGTTTACCAACTATGCTCATGCTATGTACTACATATTTTGGTATATCCAAATCCTTTTCACGGCAATATTCTACCAACCATTTGGCACATTCATATCCAGTTTTTTCTCGCAATTGATCATAATCAATTCCACTTGTATTACCATTATTTGCATTTATTGAATGAACATAATGTTCATCTGCCAAATCGTGATCAAATGCAATAAATTCCGGCAATCCTTTATCTTTAATAACTTTGATAAATTGATCATAACTACGTACAATAGTCCATTCGACCATTGGTAATTGAACCCATGTTACATTTTTTGGCATTCTTTCGTCGTCGAGAAATAAATTATATTTATTCATTTTTACATTTTTCTTCTAAAAAGATAGAATATTTCATACGAAATCCTTCGTATAAAAGATTATCAGTTCTTTCAACTTTAGTAATTCTAAAACCCTCACTTCCATAACGATTGAGGATTTCTTCCAATTCTTGCATATCTTTTACAATATGCATGCGTATTGAGTATTTATATTTAGCCATATTTCAATTCAAATGATTCACTTACAACTTTGCCACTTAATCGGCCAGCAAGAATATTACTATACATTTCTGTAACTGGACGTATTACAATGCCTTCTGCAAGATTATCATTTGGATATCGTAATGCATTTGACTTTTCCTGTAATTGATCTAATGTATAATTAAAGTTATTTCCAATTTCGAGGACAGTTACCATTGGTATCTTCATTATGTTTGTAAAATTTACCAAATCGAAATGCCCTAGATATTCTCGTTTATTAATATCAAATAAATTGAATGCGGCAAAGCATACTTCATTTACACCTAAAAGATTATCTTGGATTCCGGGTCCGTATACTTCACCTTGCAATGCAATATCTTTATCTTTGAAATAAAATTTTAACTTATTTTCAATGTCATATTTGATAGCAACTTTCCAAAAACTGTTATTTTCATCGTATTTTAATTCTAAATTACGACTGCAAACTCCAAAGTTTCCATCTTTTAAATAAAACGTACCACTACTACCATCAACCTTGACAGTAATAACATAAGGTTTATCGTGTAATTCAGCAATAACGCCGGGATTGCTTTTAATATTGTCTTCATCTGTTTTTCTGATCCAACTTGGACGATGACCTTTAATTTGGCCAGCCAATTGTGCCGGTATCGGCTTTTCGTAATGTTTAGCTTTTACAAAGTCGGCAACATCAGTTCCTTCTACTGGATCATTAAGAGGAATAATATCATGCCCAAAACTCTTCAATAATGAAGTAGGAAATGCAATTCCTTGACTTAAAGAACCACGTAACTTAATTGTACGAATACGAAAATGTTTATTACGTAAAAATTCATATTGAGGACAATCTTCAAGAACACTATCTACAGTAATATACACACATAGATCGTTAACTTTAAATTCTCCCTTTTTTACGCATACTTGCCAACCATTGATTTTGGCAAGTTCAAGCAATTCCGCATTCGGATGCGGCTTGATTTCTAAAATTCTTTCTAATGTTGCTACTTTCATATGTTATAAACGAATACTATATCATCACACATCGTGTGTGTCAATATATAAATTGTGTAATTTCTAAATTAGATTTCTTGTTCCATCCAAGAAAATTTAAAATATCATCCAACGTTATATTACTTGGTTTAGGACTAAATGATTCTGTGATTTCTTTCATCAAAGAATCCCATGAATTTGCACTTACTTTTGTTTTACTAGAATTGTTGGATTCATCTGTGTATCCAATATACACCGCATTTTTTTCAAATTGTGTTTCTCTTTCTGCAACAGAAACAACTAATTTTCCTTTCAAATAACCAATTTGAAAATATTCTCCAGTGCTCAATTCTCCCTTCCATTCTTGACCGCCATGAGATTTAAATACTTTATAAAAAACAAAATCTACACTTTTTCCATAAAGGTTTTCAATAGTTTCCTGCGAAATTCCATTTGGATAAAAAAATTCAATTTTTTTGTCAGTCATGTAACCATAGTATATTGAACCAAACACCATGTCAATAAAAAACCCCGCCGAAGCGGGGTTTTTGTTACTCTATTTTAATTTAATGCTGTTATATTTAACTATTTGAAGTATCGTATGTGATATTAAAAATATCTTTTTTCACTGCACCATAATCACCGTCGCTGTGACGAACAATATAATCATTATTCGATGTATAAGCCAAATCCCCCCATTTGGTATGTAATACACCGTCATGATCTGCCAATTTAGCTTTCTTCAAAATCTTCTTTGGACTACACGTACCGTTGCCGTGATCGTCTTTCAAAGACTTAAACTTTTCAGGAGAAATTGGATATTTTTCTCCTTTTGGACCGGTCATAATATAATGACCTGCATTATAATTAACTTTTCCTTCAAGTGTCTCAACGACGCCAGATGATGTAGTTAATTCGTACTTTTCAATTGCTGGTTTCTTGAAAGTTTCAAATGCACCTTCATTAAACCATTCTTCATTTACAATAGTATTTTTCATAATTTTATTTTTCCACATGGGATTGAGTTTGCCTCGTCTTGATATAGAAACATTTTTCTGTTTTTTATCTCCTATACCCTTTTGCCATTTTTTGTATATTCCACTTTTTTTTAAAAATCGTCTAATAATATACGGGCTGATTGAATATCCCAATTTTGTAATTTCGTTTGCTATCAATTTAGGACCATATTTTTGGTATAGGTTTATGATTTTGGTTTGAATTTCTTCTGGAATTTTAACAAATTCATATCCTCTCATTTTTATGCTGTTTTGTTCAGCGATTATTCGCTTAGTTTCTTCACTACGAATATCTCCACGGGTTTCCCATATTTTTTTATTTGATTCTCCAATTTTATTTTTCCAAATTATTTCTCTTCCACTTAATTTTTTCTTTATTTTGTCTCTAACATCATCCCGCTGCCATAATTGTTTTGCTATATTGCGTCGTTTTTGTTTATATTCTTCGGTTTGTCTATATGCATAGCTGGAAGAATTTCGGGTTGCTATAATTTGTTTTTTACGAGACTCTGATTGATTTGAATATGTATCCCCTCCCATTCCCCCAATTGCTATATTATATCCAATTTTTTTATTAGTTGCATTTAAACTAGTAATCCAATATTTTTCTCGGAGATTTAAGTCTTCTAGTGATTTACATTCCTCTAAAATTTCTTTTTTGAAATTTTCTTTTCCATATTTTTTAATAGCTTTAACCAGTAATAATCCTGATCCATAATAGTTAGGATTATTACTGGCGTCTTTACCAACATAGAATTTACCATTTATTAAATTTGTTGTTTTATATACAATCATATACATAACTACGATTCATAAAGTAAAAACAACAGATTATCTGTCACTTTTTTGTGACTTGATATAGTAACTTTTTGAGTTGTTCTTTCGTCAATGACTTGCCATCCAAAATTGTAAAAATATATGAACTTCTATTGGATTCTTTACCATAAGAGGAAAACACGGCAACCGCTTGCTCTTTACGAGTAGGTAATGATTTAATTTTATTAACAAAACGATTCATACCATCTACTACATTTAATACTTCTTTGAATCCATCGCAAATGGTAGATATATATCCACGAACCATTTTATAACATTCATAGTCAAATTTTTCAATTAATTTCGTTTCAAACTCTTGATATGAAGGCATATCAAACTCGAAAAACATTTCAATTGTATTTTCAAAAGTTGCGTTGCCTTTAAAGGCATGACATTTTAAATATTCAAAGGCTTTCACTTTATGAAGCGTTTGACCATCTTGGCTGTAAATAACCACCCCCTCCTTACCTTTCCACTGTTCAACATTTTCTAATAGATCATTGACATCAGAAAAAGTATAGGTTGCCGGACGCTTTACATGAATTGCTTCTGCAAATTCATCCAATAATTCTTGCGAACCAAGTCTATAATTATCGTGATTAACAATACCGACCAAATACCAATCGGCAACGTCACCATAGTTAATTACAATTTTGTTTATAGGGCTAACCCATTCAAACAAAACTGAAACCGGCCAAGTATCCAAATCGTGATCTGGATCAACTTTCTGTTGTTCTTTTATTAGACTATCAATAAATGGTAGTTTGAACTGAAATTCAGTCAATTCATGTCCATTGTCCATCGTAAATGCGTCAACCGTTCCACGGGTACGTAAAATAAGTTGACCCTTATACTTGCTGACAATAAGCAATGAACCATCCAATTTTTCAACAACAGTGCAATTCTTTAGTGACTGTGGCACAGGAAAATGTTCAGGATTTTCACCAAAATTAGTGAATTTAGGAAATCCTGCGCTGATAAGTTCGCCTTCATAGTTCCATACGGAAGAACGAAGATGCTTATTAGTCTGATCCCATTTTGTCCCAATATGTTGCGGCTGAACCAATGTAACAACTTCACCGGCCACAAAATGATCATGTGCCATGAATTGGGTTAAATCCAACTTTGTAATGTCAATTTTCATTTAATATGTTCTCTGGTTTTTAGAATACGTTTAATTTTGTCTTTATATGACGTTAAATGTGCAGTTGGTTCTTTTACATTTTTTAGATATTCTTCTTCATCTAGAATCCATACATTACACATAGAACAACACGTACCATATGATTTTTTTTGTCGTTTAACATCGTGTTCAACTGCCCGAATAGAATTTAACACACCAAGCAATCGCTTGGTATTTAGTTTTTCTAATTGCGATTCCGTTAAAAATTTGAGAAATGGCTTACTTTTCAATGATGGTTGTTTCATGATGTATATACATTATCATACTTTTATAGAAAGTCAAGTAGGAAGAAAAGTAACTATTGTATGTTTATTGGAGTCATAAATTACAGGCATTTGTTGCCCTTCATATGAAACCAACCATTTTGTTCTACTTGGTGTTTCTCTACCGACAAATACTGCTTTATTTGCTTGTATTTGTTTTACTAAACCGTGATATGTTTGTTGATTAAGTGTGAGTCCATATCGTTCATATATACGATTTTTGGCATGAATACGTTGATTAATAGCGTGTGGATTTTTCTTTTTATGCTTGTGCCGCATATATAATATTTAAATATTATAATATTCATCTTGATCATTTTCACCACATTCTTTACACATATCGAACAATAAAAATAAACTTAATTTTTCATCAACTTCAGCTTCACTGCCAAAGTAAGTAATTAACTTTTTCATTGGATTATTTTCTTCTTCCCAGCCCTTCCATTTTCCATCACCGGGAGTGCCGCCCATATTTAGATAATCACACCAAGGAATTTCTACCCCATTAATAATTTTAAATTGATAATAGGGACAGACTTTTGTTTTGCCTCTGTAATTATTATTTTTACTTGGTTCTTCAATCCAAGTATAACAATACGAGCCTTTGGGTATTACTGATGTATCTTTCATTCGGATTTCCAGTTCCAATTACGAATACACACATGTTGATTATTTAGTTCAAATGTCGATGTAAAAATTCCCTTTGTTATCATTTTACATTCAAATATTTGATTCTTTTCCAATTTAACGGGATGATTTTCTCCAACGGCTTCAGTGTCCCTCAAAATTAATATTTTCATAATTAATTACATATCCTCCTTTTTTATCAGGATTTGTATCCACTGTCACTTTATATGACTCTTTATTGATAGTAGTTATAAATCCACTACCTTCACTCCAATTTTGTTTATATGTGACTTTTTTACCAATTACATCATCTGAAATTTCGAGAAAATTTTCTTTTACCCATTGACGCTCTAAATTTTCAAGCATTGCATATTTCAAACTATGAACTCTATCCAAAATTTCGACTAAATGAGTATCTGGCTCAAGTCCAATTGTATTTTCTAAATGACGTGCAAGAGCATATCCATCTTGACTAAACTCTTTTAAACATCCAATAATATCATTTTCAAACTCACTTCTATCTACAGAATCATCGTTTTGCCAACGAACATATGCGTCAACAAGTCGTTTAAATGATGGATTATTACGATCAATCTTATCTGGATTGAACACTGGACGTTTCACTTTATCTCCTAAGCGCATGTAAGTTTGCTCATGCATAATTTTTGTTAAATTTATGATTTACTATATTCTACATCAAAGATAAAACTCTTGAATGTTTCTAAATCTTGCTTGTCATCTTCTGCAATTTTATTTTCATCCACATTTTTTAGATACTCTGCAATAGTATTTGCCCAATAACCCGGTATAATTAGATTTTTTCCATCATACTTCAAATCATCGTGTTGAATAACTGTTTTACGAGAAGGTTCTCCCTTCATATATAATTCTTTTGCCATATTATGTTCTTTTGTGTATGGGCAATTGCGACATCTAAAATGACAACAATACCCTCTTTTTAATAAAAATTTACTGGTAAATACCCATTTACCGTTTTCAATTGTGTAGTCTATACCCAATTCCATTCTAAGTCAATTTTTTAATTGTATTTGACAAGAGTTTGTGTTTTTTCTACATATCTGTAGAATTGGCAATTGAGATGTTTGATGATTTTATTCATTCGTGCTATATCATTTTTGTTTAAATTACCGTGTTTATCATAATGATGTTTTTGTTCATCATATTCAATTACAATATTTTTTATTTTATCATAAGCATCCAATGCATATCCACATATTTCAACTTCGCCGCCATTAAGTGCATGTTGTAAATTCCAATTGTTTTCTTTATTAAGATTATCAAAATATACACATCCTCTTGGATTAAACCATCTTCCATTTAGGGTATTTGTTTTGTATTTTTCTATCCACTTTAATCTATTAATTCTTAATTTTTCTTTGGTGGAATCACTTAACGGCTTACCTAATCTAAAATTTGATAATTTCTGTTTTGTTTCCTCAGTTACCACTCTCTTTTTATTGTTTCTAGTAGCCGCACATGATTTGCATGTATAATTGCGTCTAATTGCGTCGTTTTTTTGTGCAATAGACTTATATTTTTTTTCTTTGCCACATGAAAAACAATAGCTAATATAGGCTTCTGGTGGATAATATTTCTTTTTAGAACATGGTTTGCATTGTCTTTTGTATTTTACAAAACGATAATGACCAGAACTAGATTTAAAATTGACTGTTTTTTTACAAGTGGGACATGTTGATTGATACATATCCCATAAATAGAGTCACAACTTATAAAACATGGAAATATTTTATGGATTATATCTACATATTGTAAGTAAAACAGGACTATTTTGCCATATATCCCGTATCATTGATTCAATAACAATCCAGCTTCCGTTTGCCAATCCACATCCAATATTATACGGTAAACTTGCCGTGGTCAATTTTTTATTTCGCACATCATCATGAATAGATTCCATTGCTTTATAAAAAGCTTCATAATTCGTTTGACGAATTTGAGTACCAAAATTAAATTGACCGTATAAATTATATATAATTTTACCATCACTTCCAACAGCACTAGTAAATGTGCCTAGTTTTGCCGGATCTCCTATTTTGGTTGCATTATCAACGGCAACTGCTTCTGGATACAATTCCTTAATTGTACGAGCTATTCCACTTGCCATTCTGCAATGGCAATTTGCCTGATGAATGATTGCCTGTGAAGTTTTTAGTTTAAAAATATCAATGTCTTTGATTGTAATCATGGATGCATGATACACATATCTTCAGTCATTGCAACTTTTTTCAATATCTTTTCAACAACAATTGATACGTTCTCTGGATGACTTTTAATATAATCAAACGATATTGAATTTTTATTCATTAAATTAATGATACGATTATCAATAGCTTTAGATTCCTCTAAATTTTGAAGCCTACCCCCCGTCTCAAATTTAGATTCATCCCTTAATAAAAAGAAATTGTAAGTATTTAATTTTTTGTATTCAGTTATAACTAATGATTGTAGATTAGGATCATTATTACTATCATAAATACAACTAAGTAAAAATGGACTATCTGTAACAATAAATTGTACTTGTCCCAATAATCTATTTGTTATGTGATGCTGTTTACCAAATACATATACCTGATTATTCAATACATTAATAGATTTTTCCCATACCTTAGTTTTAGCATATTCAAATGCTAATTCAGCAGTATGTCCTTTCCATTTAAGTTTGGAAAACACATCGGCGGCAAAAATGCTTTTGCCAGATCCGGGACCACCAAAAAAAGAAACAACTAAAGTATTATTGGTTGACTTGTTCATCTATCATTCTCTTTTGTTTGTTAGTTAATTTACTATTTGTAGGAGCTTCCAAGCATGATTTACATAAAACTTGAACATAACCTTTTGTTGCAGTTACATTTTGATTAGTACCACATTTTTCACACGCATGGTAGCTAAGATATTCTATGGTTTGTACCATTCCACCAATTATATTATTGCCGCCTTCATAATAGAATCGTAATCCGCCAAACTTTTGTTTAATTTGAACAGCTATAACTTGACGAATTTCTCTATCTGTATTTGAATCAATATGATGTTGAATCAATCGACATAAACAATCAATTAATTCATACCAACCATCACCACATTCAATTCCATACATATGAATTGGATGTTCTGGTGGATAAATAGCAGGTGCAGCCGGAAATATTTTTGGATATTTGTCTATTAATTTTTTCTGTAATTCTATATTCATAAATAATTAAAAAGGACGATAATTATACATTCGTTCTGCAACGTCTGCAATTTTATCGTCTAATGATATTGTAGTATTATATGATTTGGCCAACTTTTTAATTGCGGCACGTAATTTAACAGGAAAATCTTTCTTATTAACTTCGAAGAAATCACTAAATCTACTTTCATCAGTAGTTAATGCATCCGTATGTTTAATTGTCTTTAACAACAAATTAATTTCATATTGATGTTTATCTGTTTTACTACAGTCCGCAATATCTATTTTCATATTTATTATTTTTTATGATGATCGATTGCTCTTATTGTTTTGGTCTTCATAATAGATACAATCTCATTAAAATTATAAATACTATTATGTCCTTCCCAACCACAATCAAGAGTTAATCCATCAACACTGTCTTTGCGAGTACGATTTAAACTATAATGACTATGACCACAAAGCATATATGCTCCATCTTTCATATTTTCCCATACTTCTATAGGAAAATGATTAAGAACAACATATTTACCCTGTATGATACATTCAAGATGATAACCAACAAATACAATATTCTTGTATCTGTATGGATAAACATCTATATCAGGTCCATACTGTTTTTCTATTTCTCTGTAATAAATCTTTTTAATTGGATTTGGATGATTGCCCCAGATTAAATAAATGTTTTTACAATTAATTTTATTAATCAATTCTTCAAACTTTTCTTCTGGAGTTGTTAAACAAAAATCACCAAGACTAAATAATATATCATCTGGTTGAACCAGTGCATTTATATTATTTAATATAGTTTCATTGTGTTCTTCAATATTATTGAATCCACGCTTTTTATAAAGAAAATCTTTATTATGATTCAAATGTAAATCTGAAGTAATCCAATGATTAATATTTGGATTGTTAAATTTTAATAACTTCATGTTGTTTTGTTGTTAATTATATGTACATTATACGATCTTTGTTTTTTGTCAAGTTTATATAACATACAGACTTATTTTATTTTTACCTATGGATGTAATGGTAAATGTCCAATGCTCTTATTCAAGTCCTCTTTATTACCAAATACATATGCACATGTTAACTCTTTACGATGTAACACTACATTGCCATCTGATTTATGAATAGGGTTCACTGTGTGATGTTTTTCATTAATAAGAGCGGCTACCTCTGCATTAACAATGTATGGGTATGTAGGATCATATACAGCACCAGACATTCCATTAGAAGAAATGAGAACATCTAAAATTTGCTGTTTATTAGCACTCAATACAATAACAGTACCGAATCCTTGAGGTGTTTCAGACTGCCACTTTTCCACTTCACTTTGTAATGGACCTTTTAATTTATCCTTATTTGTAAATGTTTTAGTAGCAGCATGAATAAACGCATTGCTTGCGTGTGACGCTTGTGCCATTGCCTTGCCGCTATTCATGGATGGCAAGTCGTTTCTCATTAGTATATATAAAATATATTCATTCATAGGTATTAATTAGTTTTCCAAATTTTTTGGTGTATTAGTTCATTTCGGATATCCCCCCACCCTGTATTTCCATCAAATCCAGCTTTGTCATCAATAAGAAGATTGAAATACAACTTTTTATCAAAGTCGCACAATTCATTGGAAGAAACTTCGTGGTTTTTATTGATATAATTAAAGCGAAGTTCAAATCGCTTAATAATATCAAATAATGCATCATCGTGACTACTTGACCATAGTATGGTCTGATGTTCTGGATGATCGTGAAGAAAGTCTAATACTTCTTTGGCATATGGATATATAGTAGCTCCTTCGTTAAAACGATTATAAGTTCCAGTAATAATTGTATCATGCAAATCAATTGCCCAATACAATCTATCCCAATTCTTTTCAGCCTTTTGCTTCAGTGCATTACGAATCATCAATTGTGCAATATTCATATTTTAATATATTTCCAATTTACATTGATAAGGGTGAATTACAGCATCTTTGCGAATTTTACTAAAATCAAAATTATAATTGTCTTCATCGTTTCTATTCATTGTAAAAATCTCACAATTATGTGGATTTGCCCAAGTTTCAAACTCAGCAACGGTTTTATGAAACCATCGCATCATAAATACTCTCATTGCCATTCCATGAGTTACAAGCAATATATTATTAGGATAATTTTGTTTTTCAAAATCTCGGTGTAATGTATTTAAAAAATCACTTGTGCGGTCATATACATCGGCACAACTTTCGCCGCCATCAAATCGATAAAAAAATGTACCGTGTTGGTCACGTTCTGCTTCCAATGCTTCACTATAATTTTCATTATAATCAATAGGAATTCGTCCATGCCATTCTTGTTCACGAATACGAGGTTCTTCACGTGTAAATGCAATTCTATTTATTCCATCATCATTAAGTGTCTTTGATATATTATTCAAAGTTTGAATTGTACGAAAAAATGGACTATAATAAACTCCTATTGAATCATTTCCAATAAGATTTTTCAAGACCCCCCCTGCCCCCCTCGCTTGTTCAATTCCAGTAGATGTTAAATTTAATGCATAATCAGGCTTTTTAAGATAAATATTTTTATCTACATTACCTTCACTCTCTCCATGACGGATTATGAATATTTTCTGGGGTTTCATAAAAAAATAGACTGTCAATTATGATGACAGTCTATCTGATTTTTTTTAAAAGTCAAGTATTGAAATACTATAGAAATCGTTCAAACGTTTCCCTAGTGCTCAACATAAGCGGCAACTTCAATGCATCTTTTTTATTAAAGAGAGTCCACTCTCCATGCTTATGAGGTTCCAAATTTTGGAGCGTACCATTACTATTAAGATAATACTTAAACCAAACAGTATAATTGCTCTTAGCACCTTGATGCTTTGCAATTGAAATAAATTTGATACCACTAAAAGACAATTTTAGTCCGGTTTCTTCTTTAACTTCGCGTTGCAATGCAGTTACCCAATCTTCATTGGATTCAACCATGCCGCCGGGAACACAATACTTGCCGGTTTCATAATTTCCATTGCGCTTGGCAAGATAAATTTGATTGGTAAATTTATCAATCAAAATTACACATACACCAACACTCTCATTGTCAGGAATAGTTTCTACGTATTCAATCATACAAATAGTTCGCTTACGCTTTCGTTATTGTGGATATTATTAATTGCTTTGGCAAAGATCATACTAACATCAAGTTCAGTAATATTACTTGCCAATTTAGTATTTTTAGCAATATTTGCCGTATTGCTACATACAAATTCGTCAATAATTTTATTTACAAGAGCATTTTCAAGGCGGTTAACTCCAGTATCAGTAATACAGCCGTGTGTAATAACTGTAACAACATTAGTTGCTCCATTCTTTTTGCATGCTTCGGCAGCTTGAATAAGGGTGCCGCAACTCTCTGTCAAATCATCAATAATAATTACATGCTTGCCTTTGACATCACCAACAATACTCTGCAATTCGACCTTGTCATCGCCAATACGCTTTTTACTGATGAATCCAAAATCACTCTTTAGAATACTAGCATATTTTTCAATTCGCTTAACAGCACCAACATCCGGTGCCATCAAAACAACACTGTCGCGCAGTGCAAGACTGTGATATTTGCTGCGAATATAATTGACAAGTACAGGTTCAAAAGTCAAATGATCAAATGGCAGATTGGTAAATCCGCCAACTTGAGGACTATGCAAATCCATAGTTACAACACGATCAATACCGGAAGTTTCAATAATGTCAAGTACCAACTTGGCACTGATTGGTACACGCGACTTGTCTTTGCGATCTTGACGAGCATATCCAAAATAAGGAATTACTGCCGTAATACGCTCCGCACTGGCACGACGAGCGGCATCTGCCATTACAAGCAATTCCATGAGATTTTCATTTGCAGGATTGGTAATTCCCTGAATAAGAAAAATATCACTGCCGCGAATATTTTCTTTAAATTGGCAATAGGTTTCACCGCTGGGAAACCGATGATGATAAATATCACCCAACTTAGTAAATAGATTTCCAGCAATCTTTTCAGCAAGAGGAACATTGCTAGTACCACTAAACAATTTAAGATTTTTCATAGTATTATCTTTGATTTTGGTTGAGGTTTGTTCCAAACAAGTGCCACAACATCACCATTGTACTCTTCGGTGACTTGATAGCCAGCTTTTTCTACGTTGTATCGAATTTTTTTTATAAGTTCATAGTCAATTGGCTCGCCTACAATGTTGGCAATGACAATTGAATTGGTATTCTCATTAAAATTCATAAAAAATATGCCCATCGCCACATTGTAATAAATAAAACAATACAAAGGTAGGGAATAAAATGATTCGTCGCCAATAAACAAGTCAAAATAATTACAGGTGCAATAAACACATAAAATCGTGTGGGTTCAACTAAATTATCAAACCATTGATTTGGCGACACTACCAATAATTTATATAAATTTTTCATGTTATTTTTATTTAACGTTTAATCATGCTACGAACATCCATAATAGATTTTCCAAGCAAGTTTCTGCCGGTCCAATTCTTTTCATCCAAAATACGTGGATCATCGGCAGCAAGACCAACACCCCAAACATTGTCAATTTTACTTGCTTCTACCAAAATTTTGTTTTCAGTCGCAAGCAACTTTTCCTTCAATTCAGGATTTTGAGTATACTTCAAATAATTGACATATACCATATATCCATATCGGACACATTCCCACAAATCATACTGATAATTTGCTACAACACGACCAAGATCCTTGGCAACTTTTGGATCAGTGGCAAGTTCAAGCTTTTTTAGTGTTTCATTGTCACCAAAAAATTTAGCTTTATACCACATATACAACTGTTCAGTGGTAGCAAATTCAAGTTTGGTAGTAGGATCGACAATCTTGCAAATTTTCCAGTTACTCAACCAATTTGTATAAAAATAGACATGAGTATCAGTTACAACATTTTTACCTGCGAAGGGATTTTCCATAGTGTTATTTTTTAAAGATATAATTATTTTAGAGTTTTTAGTGGAGGGTATAATCTATTAATTTTAATTAATCGTTCCGTATATTCACGATCCCATTTAATACGTTTTTCATCTTTAACTATAATAGGATTATTATTGCCACAGTCATGTACTACCACTGCGTCGGTATTCATATAGCATGGAGTAACATCTGTAAAGACAAATGTTTTACCATTTATTTCTGTACTTAACGTACCACGTAAATTATCAATTAATTGACTGTAAATTAATTTCATGTTGACCAACTAATAATTAAATAATCCCACCCATCTTGATCACGTAGATCATATCCATTCTTTCGTTCAACTTTGTAACCGTCATGACGAAGTTGTGATACGACTGTAGAGATAATATGAGATTCCGGTGAACTTATCTGTGTTTGTGATACGCCTTGACTGCCTGTTTTTTAATAGCTTCATATACATGTTGCAAATAAATATTTGCAGACGATTTGTATGCATTTACAGTTAGTTTACGAGCTTCGTTTGCTTTCATAAGTTCCCTTATTATAACCACTATACAGTCTTATAGAAGATTGTCAATCATATTTCATTACTTCGTATTTTCTACCAATAATATTTTTTTTATTTAATTCATCTGCCAATTCAAATGCTGGATCTGGAGCATAAAAATATTCAATAACTTGAAAATCATTGATATTATCATCATGAATACAAACAACCGCGTAAGGTTTAAATCCATATGATTTTTTCATAATTAATCTATTTCAGACCTAATATTTGTTTTTCTTCTTCTGACAATTTAGACAATGCATTTTTTATTTTTAGATTATTTTCAATATTAAAGAAATCTTCCAGATTTTCTAAAATAGTAAACTCTTTTTCTTTTATATCATATTCACCGCCTTTATATGGAGGACATCCTTGTACGCCATATTTTCCATAAAATATGGGCGAGGTTACTATTTTTAGTGCCAGTTCTTTACTTGTGGTATAATACACATCGGTCATTGGACCACGACCTTCTGTTTGGTCTTCATTTTTTTGAACTGCATATAATTTAGTAGTTTTCATAAAAAAAGCGGTTTTCAATGAACTTTACCATTGGGATTGCATCTACTACATGGGTTATAATATCCGTCATAGCTGACATAATATTTATTACCATCGCAAATGTTGCATTTCTTTTTGTCTGATCGTGGAATACACCTTTTTTGACGTTTATTAATGTTTGTTTTACCCATAAAAAGAAGCGGTTTTATAGGATTACCGCAAACCCGTTTGTTTAACTTACAATACCACCTTACTACAGTTTTAGAGAAAGTCAAGAGTTAACTTTTTTGTGACTATTCTTTTTTATTATATGATTTTCAGAATATTCAAGCATATTTATAATCATGAAGAATGAAAATATAATTAAATTGTGTCCAGTATGTAACAAAACTCAATTAAAACTGGTTAAAAATTGTAAAAATGTATACACCAAAACTTGTGGTGAACTATCGTGTATAATGAAGTTACGAGAAAATACAAATATGAAACTTTACGGACACATATGCGGTATTCATGGAATGGAGCAAAAAAAGAAAATTAAACAAAATCTTAAAAAGAAATATGGCGTTGAAAATGTATCGCAAATTGATTGGGTAAAGGAAAAAAAGAAAAATACGTGTAGAAAAAACTTCGGAGTTGATCATCCTATGCAATCGTCCGTAGTGATGGACAAAAGTAGAAAAACTTTAATGCGTTTATATGGTGTGGATAACATTTCAAAAGTTCCTGAAATCATAGAAAAGATTCAAAAAAGTTTGTTTGAAATTGATAAAGATTTAGGCATTAGCAAATTTGAGATGGCTAGGTTAAAAGTTATTGAGAAAAACAAAGAAAAATATGGAGTTGCACATTATGTTGAAACTGATGATTTCAAAATCAAATCAAAAGCAACAAATATGAAAAAATATGGAGTTGACAACTATAGTAAAACAAAAGAATTTCAAGAATTTTTGGTTAATAGTGGTCTAAAAAAAGACCCGTCCAAATTAAATGAATTGGAACTTTATTATAAGTCTGTCAAAAACTATACGGCAAGATCATTTAGAAAATATAAACACGTGTTATGTAAAGTATTTCCACGATCAAATAATTATCATCTGGATCATATCTATTCAATTTGCGAAGGATACAAAAATAAGATAGATCCCAAAATAATAGGAGCAGTGGTCAATTTACAGATCTTGCCACAAACTGTTAACAAACAAAAAAACGCTCAATCGTGGATTACAATTGAGCGTCTATATGATTTATATAACAATTTATCAGATGAAGATAAATTTATTGTTTAGCATTTTTCCTAATTTCTTCAAATGAATATGTATTAACAATGGCTCCGTTTTCAAATACGGTAGTCAAATCACCAGTGTCGTCAAACCTGCCCTTTTTGCTGGCCTTTGTAATATCCTTTGGAGATTTATAAATGTCATGCCAAATGCCGTTTCGCTTCTGAGCACTGCACTTGAATGCAAATCGCATGGTATCACGATTTAGCTTTCTAACTAGATAGCTTCCGCATCCAAACACACACGTCTCGGCAGAAAATCCATTCTTCTTTAGAGTTTCAAGAATATTCTTGATATCTACCTCAGTCAGTGAATCGCCATAAATAATTCCAACATGAGAATCAAGAACTTTGTATCCTTTTGAGTTTACAGTTCCGCCAAAACCATTCCATAGCTGTTGGGCGATCCACAAAACTTGATCTTGTGGTGTATCTCCCTCAAAACGAGGACTGTCAGGACGAACAACAAACTTTCCATTACGACCCATAATTTCTTGCTTCATATCGGTGCAATATACACGCACCGCATTCTCAATATCGTAACTATCAGATACAATAGAAAGAATTCCATTGGGAAACTTTCGGATAAGATTGCGAGTAACATCAAATTCTAGCTCTTTGCCCAAACTTGTCTGAATGCTATGTTCTGATGCGGGTACACTATATGCAAGTCCGTCAATATTTGCATTGTAGTAATTTACTGCGTATGGAATAGCCATCAATGAATCAGTTCCCTTGCTATTCACAAGATGAGCCATACATCCAATACCTGCCTCTTCCATACTGGACAAACCACGTTGAGAAAAGTCATGCAGATAATAGTCTACAAGCCAATGGTTATTCTCATCAACAGTTTGATTGAAATAATCACGAATGATATTCATAATCAAATTGCTACGGGTACAAACAGTGATGGGATGCCACACCTGCTGCAATACCGTTTCAAGGGCATTGGTAATCCATTTAGTAGGCTTTCCTCCGGTGTTTTGTACAGTAATAAGAGGAGTTCCAATAGGATAATTTTTTCCCTCCTTTACTGCTTGAATCTTGACTGGAAGCTTGCCTCCATGTTTTTCAACAATGTAGTCCCACTTGGCACGACTCCAAATGTCTCCATTATACTTGAAATGTTCACGAAGAACCGGTTCGGCTTCATCAATAAGCTCTTTGGTAATAACTACTCCTTCAAGCCATTCCTTTAGGATATATTGCAGTCCGAAAAACGTAGTATAATCATACGTTGCTCCTTTACGGGCTTCCATGTAAGAATACACGATCTCAGTATCATCTTCGTACATCGGTTCATGCATCTGCTTGTAACTATCCAATGTCCAAATAATATTGTGTTTATTATACTTATTCATAATTTTTCTTTCTTTCTGTAATGATTTTATCTGTACCTTAATCTTTACTTTTCTAGTTTACCTCAACTTTTACACAAAGTCAAGCATTCGCTTGAATTTTTCTAATGGCAGTTGAACTAATGTTATTGTTATAATTCAATGCCAAATCATTTTTAATAAACAATGTGCTATCTTGATTTTTAATTTCGGCATTGCGACCAAAAACCAAGAATTTCACATTATTGTCTTCAAAAAATTTAATATCTCCATTTTTGTGTGCGGCGGCATCATATACACGTTCCCATGTATCAGCACCCACAACAATGATAATTTCTTTTGGATTAAAATGCTTTTTAAACAAAGTAACTTTGTCAACAAAGCGAGGAGCCTTGGTGAGAATTACAGCATTTCGCCATCCAATATTGTTGAATTGCTTGTAACGATTTTCCAAATCTACATAATCCATGCTAGGTTTGTAGCTATTGGTAACGCTCAATTCATAAAATACAGGCAATTGTGTAATTTTATGTGCAAGGTGATAAATTTCACGATGACCTTCATGTAGGGGAAAAAATGAGCCGGGGTAAATAACAATTGTATCATTTTTATTAATGTAATCGATTGCATTGCAATACAAGTCACAATCAATCATACGAGAATATTCTCCAAATGTGTTTACTTCGGCATCATTATCCAAATAAATCATTTGATGAATAACTTCCCATTCACGGTCGATATTTTTGCAAAAACGATTGGCAAGTGTATAAAGAGTCAAATCATTAACAAGATTTTCTTCTTTTTCACGATTCAATTTACTCTTTTTTAGAACAACACTGACACCAAACGTTTCATTGAACGTGTGAACTGCAATGTTAATATGATGTTCACGTCCTTCCCTCTCATTTTCTTTGACAAGACTACACGCAATACCAATGCCAACTGTATTATACACAGGAGACACATTGATTTTCAATGCATGTTCGTAACTTGCAACAGCAAGACGACGTGCAGCATTAGCATCTGCATATTTATCTAATTTCCCGCTGACAAAATTATTGGTTGCTTCAATAGCATATGGAACATATCCACCGACAATGCATTGGCTTCCGCCGGGAATTTTAAGAAATTCACCAATAAAACTTGTTCCACCACCAGTGGCAGCAATGAAAAATTTCTTGCCGCATTTTTGTAATTCTTTAATATATTTTTCTATCATAATAATTTAACCTTATCTGTATCTCGGTTATTTTTATAATGCAACTATAGTCTGTCAAGGCATAGTAACATATTTTGCGTAAAGATCGGTGTTTACAAACTTATCGAAAAGCATGTCAACCAAAACATGGTGAAATTCACCAATATCATTTTTATTCAACTCTTTGATTGGAATCCATTTAACTTCGGCAATATCATCATTGCCTTGAGGACGACCAAAAATATACTTTCCAACAAAGAAAGCAGTTTTAATGCAATCAACTTCGCCCATATAACGACTATCATTAATTTTGAGTGAACCCAAATAAGTAATTCCATCAATTTCAACGCCGGTTTCTTCGGCAGCTTCACGACGAGCATCCATTTCGAGTGAAGTGCTATTAGGATCGCTGAATCCACCAATAAAACGCCATTTTGTTTCTGTTGGCTTGCGACCCATCAACAAACGACCATTATCATCAACAATTGCAACATCAACAGTTTGATATGCAGTGGGAAAACGATTTGCTTGTGCGGCAACAATACCAGCACGATATTGTTCATTTGGTTGATAATTGGAAGTTGCTTGACGACGAAGCTCATCGGCACCAACAAAGCTACTAGCTTCAAATACAAATGTAGAAAATTTACCATTATACTTGCTGATAAATGTATCTTTGCTGCCATAAATGGCAACAGTTTCATTGGCTCCAATATTGTCCTTGATTAGCTTGTCAAGGTTTGTGCTCCAAAGAGCATTATCCTTGGGAATATCATTGATATAGAGAATATCAATTTTGGGGAACTTTTCCTGAATCATTGCTTTACGGGCACGAAAATCCAATGGATTAGCAATGGTTCCACGCATCAAGCTATTTCCAATAACAATGATTGTGTGCTTGTGACGCTTGACGACTTCATCAATCATTCGGATTTGCTCCGCATGAAGTACGTGCGTTTGATAACGGCCAATAATAACGGCTACATCTGCGATTTGTTTAACATTCATAGATTATCTTGTATCTTTCTACTTTGTTGATTGTATTTGAAATTTATCTAAATCAATTTCAATTACGCCTATAACTATAGACGAAAAAATGAAAAAGTCA